ACAACAGTTGCTTCCAGTTCGCAGAGTTCTTGTATCTGGTTCTCAATCCGGATAAGTCTATCTTTGTTTGGCTTATACTTTTTCAGTGTTTTCTTGTCCAACTCTATCACCTCCCGGAACAGGATCTTTTATGTTGTATTTCTCTGCTATGTACTCCACAGCGTCCTTATTCGCCATCTCACGGCTTTTAAAGTCGCACTTAAAGGCTTCATGCTCCTGTTGCTTTAAAGCCGTCTCACATGGCTTTCTCGTTGCCATAGTGTACGCTTCTATTTTCTTCATTCCATCACCTCAATTTTCTCTCCTTCTCCACATCCTCTTCCAATCCTGTCTTTAAAGTAATCGCAGTTCCCAGCCCCAATATGTAGTACAGGGTCAAGAATGCGATTGTGATTAAAATGTCCATGTTATTCCTCCTTGTATGGTTTTGGAAGTGGCTGCCATGCTATAATTCCATCCGCTTCTCCGAACGCTGCGTCTAAGTCCGCATCATACTCTACTAAATAGATGTATTTCCCATCTGTGCATAAAACTTCTTTTCCATCCTCCGGCAGCCTCTCTCCCACCGGGATCCAACCGTCATTATTATCCAGAACTTCGTCCATGTGGGAACGAATTATATTTCTGCACCATACTAGCTCTTCATATCGACCTTGTATTCTTCCGGCTTCATAACATTCCTCACCATCCAGAAAATCATCATCTTCATTGACTGGAATGTTTTTAACCATGTTCACACGTTCTTCAATCTCTTCTAAAATCTTCTCTAGTACGTTCATTTACTCCGTCTCCTATATTTCTTATCCATAACGCAATAACCTTTTTCACAATAACATTCTGTTGATTTATAGTAGTTTTTATAATATTTGCATTTTATGCACTCTTTTTTCATTATTCCACCTCCAACAACTCTGGATTATCAAAAATGTTTCCGACCGATTTATAATCTCTCCCATGTAATGTCTTTCCGTAGCTAAACCCTATTGGATATTGTCCTATGCATGTATTGCTTATAGGCACAACCCCAAAATCAGCATACTCTTTTCTCCAAATGACTTTATATAATCCACATTCTTCTTTTCTTTTATTACATTCAACAATATCATTCTCCCAAATCTTCTCGCCGTTCTTGTCGGTAAGTCCTGTGTATTGGCATATGGTGTCTGAATCGCATCTATAACACTTTTCTCCACGCACATCTACAATCCAGATTACATCATCATATTTCGTATGCTCTAAATCTCCTTCCACCCATTCTCCATTATCTATTCTCTTTGCTTTAAAAACTATATTGCGTATTTCCATACATATCCTCCAGCTGTTTTAGTTCTCCCTTTTAAACAATCTCCAATATTCCCGTCAGATATATTTAATTCTCTAGCAGCTCCTATTATTGAAGAATGCTCTTTTATTAAAATACCATCTTTGCTAAATTGAAGTACCTTTTTACTATTCTTCTTGCCAATTCTGTATTTTGACGTTCCATAATTCATATTGTATTTTTGCGTGCACCATTCTAGGTTTTCCAAGCAATTATTTTCTGGGTTTTCGTCTTTGTGATTTACGACTTCATAATTATATGGATTATCCAAAAACATTTCAGCGACCAATCTATGCACAAGCAACTGATGATCCTTTCTATCTTTATAGAGATGAACAATCTTGTATCCTTTATTATTCGTTGATTGAGTTAAAATTTTTTCTTTTCTATCATAGTTTCCAGTTCCTGTTTTATTTTCGCTTTTTCCAGTGCTAAGCACTTCTCCATATTGATTAATTTTGTATCTTCCTTCAAAGCCCTTTATATCTACCCACTTAATTTCTTTTTCTCTCATTCTTTTGCATTTTCCCTGGATATCAATACAATGATTTATTAATTTTATCGCTTCTCTAACTCTCTTCCCTTCACTCCATGTTTCTTCTGTTTTCGTCATTAGTCATTCCTCCGTATCGTCATTTTATCTCCAATTGCTCTTACAACATTTACCGTAACTCCATTTCCAGCCTGTTTGTAAAGTTGACTGTCCGAATTTACAAACTTAGCCTTCTCAAAATAATCATCCGTCCACCCTTGTAGTCTAAAGCATTCTTTTGGAGTCAGCTTTCTGATTGCTATGTAACATTGATATTTTTCATGCCACACGCAGTAAGCATAGAAGCCTCCTGGCATTTCGATATACATTCCGTTTTCTTTTTTTGATAGTCCTGCAAAGACAGTAATCATATTATCTTTTGTTACCGTCGAAATTGTGTTACTTATTCCATCTTCCCTTATTTCATAAGCAATAAACTTATGTCGACTTATTTTTATTTCTCCCGATTCGTACTTTTTTCTTATGCTCTTGCCGTATTCTGTTCTTACTTTTCTCAAAATTCCTATTGCTATTCCGTGTCTATCCTGCGCTGTAATAGTAAACATTTCGTCTCCATTTTCCTTGAATCTCCGTCCGTTCTGACGTTTCTCTGCTCTAACTGGCGTGAGAACAGGAATTACGACATGATGTCCTCTTCCTCCACCTTGTGCCGTAGAGAGGGCTTCTGTTATTCCGTATGGAGAAAAAGACTGTGTATTTCTTCTATATCCATCCCTATGACCAATTATTGAAACACTATTTTCTCCAACTGTTCCCGTGACAGGAAGTACTTTTCTGGAACCGTATCTTCTAAGACGTCCGATAGTATAAATGCGCTCCCTGTTTTGTGGCACGAACCATTTGCTGTTGATATTCTGCCATTCGATGTCGTACCCAAGCCTGTCCATTTCAGAGAGGATTGACAGATAGTCGAGTCCTCGGTTGCTAGAAAGCATTCCCTTAACATTCTCATAGATAATCCATTCAGGTCTGTCTTTTTCTTCTTGTTCTTCCAAGATTCTAAAAATTTCTCGTACAAGTCTTGATCTATCTCCGTCCAGTCCTGCTCTCTTTCCGGCAACACTGAAATCTTGGCATGGTGCGCCGAATGTCCAACAGTCTGCTTCGGGCAAGCTTCTGGCATCCACTGTTCTAATGTCATCTGAGTACCATTCTCCGTTTCTGTATTCATTTTTTAAAATCTCCTTTTGTCTTTGCTTGAGCGTTAGAGTGTTTAAATATTCTCTTTGTTTGTCAGTGATTAAATGCATGGATGTATAGCTTGCAGTTGCGTACTTATCCCACTCACAGAATCCAACACACTCATGTCCCGCAAGCTCAAGCCCTCTTCTAAATCCACCTATTCCAGCAAAAAAATCTATAAATTTCATTTTTTCTCAGAAGCCCGGTATACCCTTGCCCCGGCCGGAGGCTGGCTCCTTTCTATTTTTCGCTTATTTTTTATAACCTACTGTAAATACCTCCGCATCAGCACTCTATTCGGATTTGATATTGCTCTGTTTAATCGACAACTAGTCCGCACCCAACGTTCGTAGAAATCCATGTATTCACTGATTCCCTTGAACTTATCTTTTATCAATTTATTGATTTCGGTCTTTTCGCATTCAGACTCCTGGATTAAGCCTTTTTCTCTCATAAAACGCTTCATCGTCTTAACATTTGCGTCAATTCCGCTCTTTTTCGCAATTTCCTTGTGTATATGGGTAATTACGCACCCATCCTCAAGCATTTGCCTTATTTCGTCCAAATACGGCTCGTATAGGTCCCTTTTTCTTTCTTGCATTTAATCATCTTCTTTCATTTTGTTAATAACCGGCGCCCATGATATTGCCAAGTTTTTGCAGAAATTCAACATAGCATAATCATCCCTGTACTTCTCAATAATCCCATCGACATCTGCATTGTATTGACTCATTGAGCCGGTACCTTTATAATTTTTATACGCTTTCCAGAACAAATTCTGGATATCTGTTATTTTTTCGTGCATACACTACCCTCTTCGTAACAAAGCAACAAAATTTTTCTTCCGGTAACAAAAGTCTGTTACCCTATCAAACCCGCATGGTTGACAGGTTTTTGAGGTTGGTAACAAAAGTAACAATGATTTTTACCCTATATAAGGACTTCATATTTTTGAATTTCTCACATTTTTATTCCGTATATATAGCGCGATTTCCTGTTGTTACTTTTGTTACTTGTTACCTTATCACAACTTTTCTGCCCCGATATTCCACTGAAATCACATCATTCGGCGACGAATTTTTGAATTTTTCCAGCACCTCATTTAATATTGCATTTATCGGAACTCCATTCCTGAACGCCATGCATTCAATAAAATCATAGTTTTCATCACTAATCCTCACAACTTTTGACATCGTATTTCCTCCTCTTAACTAAAAGGTAGCTTTTCTTGTGTTTCATCGATGCTTTCAAACCCATCATTATCCGTATTTCCTTTCGATTCAAGTTGCAAAAACACGCATCTCGCCGCTCTTCCGTCTATCTTTTTCAGCTTTGTTGGGTTTCCCTTGCTGTCCTGCTGGATAACGCCTTTCTTTGTAGCCCATGACAAGAAGGACTTTTTTGAGAATTTCCCAGATTCACAGATTTCCTTAAATGCCTGTCCGTAAATTACTGCGTATCCATCCTCAATAATTCCCCATTTTTCACAATTTGAAGACACATCAAATCTCTGGCTGTTCATTGCAATTTTATCAAGGATATATTGGTAGCACCGCTCATTGTCAGACAGCTCATTTCGGTCTATAAGCACCTGTTTCGCTTCGTCCATTGAAATATACTGCCCATCCTTAAAAATAAGATCTGTGGCTATTTTATCGGCTGTCAGAACAATAGAAAGTGAAATACTCTGCTTCTGCATCTTATCCGTGTTAAATAATTCCTTCTGAAACTCTTTCTGGATAGAACGAATTTCATCTTCCCCCATTTCCTTGATGATCTCCACAAATTTCCTACCTGCGTGCCCGTAATTCCGTTTTACCGTCTCCGCTGTCTTCTGCGGATCCTGGTAAATCTTTTCACCACACTCAACCTCCAGAATTCTGTTAATCGCACCGCCCTGACTGACATAGCTGCTGAGCGGTCTCTCACCATTACAGATCATTACATTCCGCCACCGATTCTCTCGATTGATTCCGAGGTCTTTGTTTGACCGGCTCTTTCCTTTTCCGGAACACAGATCATAAACAATTCCCTCGAAATTATCCCTGATCCTTGCGGATGTTTTACTCGTATCGTCCAGAAACATCGGAAGATGATTCAACATATCCGCTTTCGCTTCCAGTGCAACGTCCGTTGTTTTGAAGTCTCCAATATATCTGCTTTCGTCTGGATTCGCCCACACAGATGTAGCAACCATAAGAGAGACTGTCTTTCCACCCTCAGTTTCACCCCACAGATCCACGAAGAAAGGGAGTCCACCCAGAATATGAACCAACACACTTGCGAATGATGCAGCTAACAGAAATTTCACTTCCATTCTTCCAGACGCCCTCAGCTCTCGAATATGATTCAACCACACATTGAAACTGCCATGCTCCGACACACTTTCAAAGGCCTGCTTAAATCGATTGTCCCCATCAAAAATGATGTCCGTATCATAGGGGATAAACTGATCCTTGATCCACCCAAGTTTACTGGTGGAATATTGCACATCTATGTAGTCATCATTTCCGTTTTCTACATCCGCCAGATACTTAACCAGCAATTTTGCATTTTCTGATGTGACTGCAATCCCTCTTCCGGATAACGCCACGATCTTATTCGCCGATGTGATCATCGTTTTTGGGACCACAATATCGTGCCACTGGTTATTTCGCCTGTACGACAGTTTTATTTGCTCTTCCCCGGTCTCTAAGTTTCGTAGCCGCTCTACTGGTAGGATTGGGTGGTAGCAAGCCACTTCATCAACCCTTCCAGAATTCTGTGCGAACACGCCGCGATCATCCGCAATCCAGGCGCCGCAATACATACGATCGTGAGGTCCTGTGAAATTCGTATAGTTATCTACTGTGCAGACAGTTCTGTTTTCCCGTTCCTGTCTCTTCATTTCTCGGTCAGCCTGATTGTATCCTTTCAAAATCTCTTCAAAATCTGACTTGACGCCCAGCTGTTTCGCTCTTCTGATGAGCTGCACTTTTGTTTTTGACCGGAGAATCGGATCTTCCATTTCAAATAATTCGATGAAAACTTCATCATCCAATATGCTGTCTGCATCGAATTCGTTCATTCCCCTCATTTCCTCACCTCTTCTCTGTTTAATATTTCATGCAAATATAACTGGTACTGCAACGCATTGCAGCAATCGCACCATACCTCACTGAACGGTTCCGATTTATTCATATAATTGCGGTACACATCAATCAGAACGTTATTCAGCTCTCTTTTTCTCCGAAGCTTTTCCTCTTCTCGCTTTCTCTGTTCTGCCTTCTTCCGGCTCCTATATATCGCCAATTTCGACTGGAATGTCGGCTTTTCATAAGTTCCACCAAGACTCTGGAACGCTTCTTTGAAATCAACATGATCAATCAGCTGCACGAATGTAAAGATATCTCCGCTTGCTCCGCATCCGAAACAATGGAAGCTGTCTGGGTAGATTTTCAATGATGCTCCCTTGTCTCCCTTGTGGAACGGGCAGTGGATGAACCCCGCCCGATTTACATGGAACCCATATCTTTCCACAATTTCCCTCATGCTGTATGAATGTTTAATCTCTTCTCTATTCATGTCTTTTGCTCAATAACTCAATAATTTTCTTTCCGGTATCATTCTTCTCACAGAATTCAAACCTCACGTTATACCGGTCCCTAATCGTGCAAAGGGACTTGTATAGCTGATTCCCATCGACTGCTTTAGAAGATGCTACATACCTCTCCTTCTTTCCGTTCGCAGTGCGCCATCGTACTTCATGTTTTCTTGGATTTTTCCAAAAATACACATCCTCGATGCTTTTGATATCCTTCCCGTGCTCAATCAGTATGATCAACTGTATTCCCGCATCCATAGCCTTAAGCAGCTCCCTTTTAAATCTTTCGTGCTGCTGGCAGACATTTCCGCACAACTCTTGGAGATTTTGCTTTCTGTCGATTATGAGCCGGGGATTGTCCAAAGACATGTAATCCCCAACTAATAATTTGCTGGAAAAATGCTTAACTCCATTATCATCAAAAGTCTTCACGATCTTCCGAATCGCCCTTGCTTTTTCCCTACTGTCAATCTGTATATCCATCTGTCTCACTCCTAATTAAACGGTAACTCTTCATCGATGCCATCCGGAATATTCATAAATCCATCAGGTCCGACCGGCGGCGCTGCTGCGGATGCTCCGTTATTATCCTTGTATGCCTTTGTTTCGATTTCCGCAGGGATATCAGCGTCTTTTACTCCTTCTGCGCTTCTGAACCAGCGGAGCTGATGCTTTGCAATGTTCCTTCCATTGTAATAATCATTTACAACGCCAAATACTGCTCCAGCCAGCTTGTTTTTAAAACATTCCGCAAATCCATCGCCCCAGTTCACCGTGAACCCCGGATTCGACTTCTCAACGGACGTGATAAATGTCTTGAAAGATTTACTGCAGTCGCCATTTTGATCCTCGGTTAAAATATATGTAGTTCCATTTGCCGGCCATTTCTTATCCGGTCTGATATCATCGCGAAATGCTTTTTCGAAATATCCAGGCTGGCTATCGTTTTGTGCGAAGTCGAAAGACACCCTAATCATGTCTTTATTTGTCTTCGATTTCATTTCCAGAACTTCCTTGATGATCAAGATATGTCCTCCAAGCTCTACCGGCGTAAATTCTCCCTGTACCTGTGTGTTGTCAAAATTATTTGGTTTCTGCATTGTTTTCTTCTCCTTTTCCTAATCCGTAGTATTCTCTAATTTTCTTATCGACCAACAGCAGGTCATTATCTATTGTTAAATCCTCAAACATTCCGATCGGAGATTTGCTTACTGCTCCTTGGCTTGCTTGGGTGACAAACAAATGCTTTCCGCCTTCCTCGATGCATCTAAGTACTATCGTAAACATTCCTTCGATGCAAACTTTTTCATCGAGTAGTTTCCCGATGGTTTTTGGCTTCACTTCCCCTGCTTCATCTTTTTCTTCGTGCATGATAATATACACGATTTTATTCTCTGGCACTTTTGTTACAATAAACTGGATTAAGTTCCAGAAATAGTCTCCAATGTCGTTGTACAGGGAGAATACCCCATTTCCTTTTCCAGCTGAGCTGTGTCCCCTCATAAAATGATTTGTTATTAGATATCCAGCATCATCAATCACGATGGAATCCGCTTTTGATGCAATCAACAATTTCATGATCTGCTGGTAATCATCTGAAAACCATCCATTCACCTTCCCTTTAAATGGTAGCGGCTTATTGAGAACCCTGATAAGATTAAAGTCATCATTCTGACAGTTTCTCATGCTGGTAGATTTTCCACTTCCTGATTTGCCAATAATTAATACTGGTGTTGCCATTTTTATTCCTCCTTCATAATTCTCACAATATTCAAAAGTGCCTGCGTCAGATTTGCTATATCTCTGCTGTGTTCTCTTTTTCAATTTAGCTTTCCGACGGTTTCATCCAAGATATTCATGTCGCACCTTGCGTCTTTGTATAGTAACAGCGATATCCCATTACTCTTCACCGTTGCGATTCGACATTAAATTTCGTTTGCCTTTAATGTCCTAAATTCCATATTCCACCACCTACCGAATCTGAATATTATTGTTCTGTACCAATGCAACGCCAGAGAGTTCAACCCCATCTTTCAGTGCCTTTTTCACCTTTGTTTTATCAACCTCAGGATCAGCAAATTTCAAGTATTCCTTGTCCAGTTTTGAAACATCTTGCACCTCTACACTCTCTGATTTTCGATAAGAAATGCTGACTCTTGGTGTCTTAAATTTTTCACCACATAAATAACCAGACAGGTATTCTTTCAAGTTTCTTGCCTTGTTTTCACATGTTTTCTGGCGGTCAGCCAGTTTGTTTTTCTCTGCTTTGATTGCTTCTGCATCAGATAAGAGGTTTTTGATCCAGAGAGCAATTCCCTCTACCTTTTTATCAAAATCCATCTGCAACTGTGCCAGTTTTTCCGGATCAATAATCTCTCCAGTCTCCTGATCTACGCAATTTAAAATCTCTTCATCAATCTCGTATAATGTTGCCATTTGTTATTTCCTCCATAAAATCACAATAATTCTGATAGTGCCTTTTGCGTACCCT